CGGTGTGTCCGGCGCGTCGTGCTGTGCCGAGCTGGCTCGGGTGCGCACATGGCGCCATCATCTGAGTATTTTCCGTGGCGATCAGTTTATGTGGGACGGTCCGATCACAGGCGTGGACTGGTCGTTCGACAGCGTCACCGTGAACGCGACCGACATCATCGGCCTGTTGGACCGCCGTGTCCCTCATCAGGACTTTACGTTCACCGGCACGGACCTGACCGAGATCGCCCGTCAGCTGATTGAGGACGGATTCGCCCCGGACGACCCGGGCCACACGGTCACCGTCATCGGCGCGGCCGGTGTCCTCGGCGGCCGTGAGTACGACAGGAACATCGGCCAGACAGCGGACCACCTGCGTGACCTGGCGGACACCGGTATCGACTTCACAGCGGTCGGCAACAACATCGTTCTGTTGCCCGACAACCACTGCGAAGTAGTGGGTCGGTTGTCCGACGAGGACTTGCCCGAAGGCGTCACGGTGACTGAGGACGGGGCCGCGCTTGCGACTCGTTGGATCGTGGCGGGCAGCGATGAATCCGGGGCGGTCGGTACGGCTGGCGGCTCAGATGCCTATTACGGGCTGCTTGAGGTCTACACAGAGCAGACGTCCATCACGGACCAGGCATCGGCCGACGCGGCTGCAGTCTCGCGGCTGGCGGTGTCGTCAGCGTCAGTGACGATCGACACGCAGAACGTGACGCTGTCGCCGACTGCGAACGTCGACGTGTTGTCGCTCGTGCCCGGATGGTGTCTGGTCATCACCACCTCGGCCACGTGCCGGGACATCAGTCAGCGCCTGAAGATCACGGGGCTTCAGGTCAGCGAGGACGGCGGTAACGGGGACACGCCGGGCCAAGAGCGGATCTTGGTCCAAGTCGCGGCGTCCGGCGCAGAGGAAGGAAGTGTGGTCTAGGTGGCGCAACGGTCCAGTCCAGCCAACCGGCTGCCGGGCAACCCGCTCGGGGGTGTGCTGCGCGCAACGGCCCGCAACGCGCGCAGCACCACGCGCCGCAGCAAGTCCATTCCGGGACCGGAAGGCGCAACGGGTCCGGCCGGTCCCGAGGGCAGCACCGTTGCGGTACCAGGGCCGACAGGTCCGACAGGCGCAACGGGTGCAACAGGACCGGCAGGACCCACAGGTCAGACGGGTGCAACGGGTGCAACAGGGCCCGCCGGGGCCGACGGTGCGCCCGGTCTGATACCGCAACGGGTGCAGCTGGCCAGTGCAGCGGGTGGCTCGGTCACGTGGACGTTCGCAACACCGTTCGCAGCACCCCCGGTCGTCATCGCAACGGCCGGATCATCGACGCTCGTCACGGTGTGCACCATCGCGGCGACCACCACCACAGCCGTTGCGGTCAGGGTGTGGCAGCAGGCAACGGCTGGCGGCGCCTTCGCGCTGACGGCCGGTGTCACCATCAACCTGGTCGCGTTCCCGCTGTAGCACCGCACGTAGACTGTCCGAGACCGCTGAACCGGAACTGAAAGGGGTGGTTGTCATCGCACGCGTGTGTGTCGACGGCTCAGACTTCACGATCAACCCGGATGGCACACTGTCCATCCGTCGCGATCAAATCGGCTTGCGGGAACTGCTGACGTTCGCTACCCCGGGTGTGTCGACCTTCACCAAAGCCTCGTACCCGGATCTTGTACGCATCCGCGTCCGCGTCATCGGCGGTGGCGGTGGCGGTGCTGGTGCCGACGCGTCGCCGGGTGAGTCCGTGGTTCGGGCTGGCGGTGGCGGTGGCGGTTACAGCGAATCTGTCCTGGATGCTGCCGCTCTCGGTGCCAGCGAGACGATCTCTATCGGGCTCGGCGGCGCGGGCGGTGTCGGCAACGACTTCGGGGACAACGGCGGTGACTCAAGCTTCGGCGGATTCGTCCTCGCCCGTGGCGGCGCAGGTTCGTCGACGGCAGGCACGTCGGGCACCAACGTGCAGTCTGTACCCGGCACGCCGGGCGCCGCCCCGGGGATCGGTCAGATCACCTCGCCCGGTGGTCCCGGTGGTCCCGCAGTGCGGTTCAACGGCGTCGACGTCATGGGCGGCGAAGGCGGCGTCGGCGGTGGCGGGTACGGCAGTGGCGGAAACGCCCGCGCCGCCGAAACCGTGGGCGCGCCGGGTCGTGGCTTCGGCGGTGGTGGTGGTGGTGGCCTCAGTCGTGGCGCGACCATCAACGGTGGCGCGGGCAGCGGCGGCGCAGTCTTCATCGAGCTTTACTTCTAAGGGGTAGTTGCATGGCAAGGTGTGGATGTGGCGGAACCTGCGGGTGCGCGCTCACGAGCAACGCCGCTGGCGGTACGACCGTTACGGGCGCCGGTACACCGGCGAATCCGTGGCAGGTCGCTGTGTCGATCAAAAACTGCACAGACGTCCGGTCCTGCCTCAGCGGTAATCAGGGCGTAACCTTCAACCCTGCCACCGGTGTGATCAGCGCCTGTGTGTCGCCGAACGCTGGCAACGGACTGACCCGCGATGCGAACGGCTGCCTGTTCGTTGGCGCCGGTGCGTCGACGGTGACAACCGGGTGCGGCGTCACCGGAACGGGCACGCCTGCCTCGCCGGTAGCGGCTAACACGCAGGCCTGGCCGTACGCCTGCGACGTCGCCACACAGGGTGGCGTCGTCACCTGCGACCCTGCGACCGGTGAGCTGTACGGCGAACCGCGCGGCCACTCGATGATGCAGACGGTGTTCTTCGACCAGGACTATCCGAACCTGGCCGTACCGGCTGGTGCGTCGCAGTCCAACCAGGTCGCCACGGTGACTATGAACGTCACCAATCCGGACCCATGCCGCACGTCCATCAACATCACCATGCAAGAGGTCGCGGTGACGTTGCAGCTTCCGGCCGGTGCACGCGCTGAATACGGCTTCGACGGTGACAACATGGTGCAGCACACGAACCGTGGCGCCGCCACCGAGACGGACTTTTACGTGCAGGTGGCCAAGACAGTGAACCGCGCGGTCATCGCCCCGGGGGCCACGGTCGCCAACGCGTTCGGTGTGTTCCTCGGTCTCGGCACCAACGGCGCAACATACACTCACATTCAGGGGATTTTGCGTACACTTACCATAACGCAGTGATACCCTGTATGCATGACCGCGACGGAAAAGACATGTAAGACGTGTGGCGTGACGCAGTCTCTCGGGGGGTTCCACCGGATGAAAGCCAACCCCGATGGGCTGCACAATGTGTGCAAGGAATGCCGCAAGGCGCGTGAGCGGCAACGCCATCGAGAGAAGATGGCGGACCCAGTAAAGGCGGAAGCCGAGCGTGCTCGGGGGCGCGAAAAGATGCGGCGCAAGCGTGAGGTCGATGCGGATGGTGTGAGGGCGTACCAGCGCCAGTGGCGCGCGGCGAATCCAGGCAAGGGCGCAGCGTATGGCCGGAAGTCCTATCGCCAGGGTAACGGTGCGGCTATGGCACGTGCGCGGCGTGCGGCCAACCCCGAGTTGTACATTGCAACAGACCGTTCCTGGCGTGAACGTAACCCGGGAAAGGTAAGTGGGTACTCGGCTAATTACCGTGCGCTCAAGCTGAACGCGTCGACCGGTGTGACCATCGACTACCCGGCCATATACGCCACGCACGACGATTGCTACCTGTGCGGCCGCGCGCTGACCAACCCAATGCACATGGACCACGTGGTTCCCTTGTCCAAGGGCGGCAGTCACACCACGTCGAACCTGTTGCCGACGCACGCACGCTGTAACCTGCGGAAAAACGACGCGTTGCTGTCGGAACTAAGCTGGTACCAGGGCCCGACTGACTTGGGTCACACTCTCTGAAGGGCTTGACATGACCACCACTGCGGACGATTCCGGACTGCCTACGGTCTACTGGCTGTACTTCGACTGCACAGGGGACGGGACCGGGCGCGGTGTCGGCCGGTACGGCAACGATGTGAGCCCCGCCAGCAACCCGCCCGTACCCACCGGCTGCGTCGAGATCACCAAGGAAGAGTACGAGTCGCGCGTGTCCAGCGTCCGCGCGAGCAACGACGAGGTCAAAGCGGCGTTGGTCGCCGCAGACCGGCAGGCAGTGGACGACAGGATGGCCGACATCGTCGCGGTCAAGGTCGCCGAAGCGCTGGCCGCTCGCGACGCGGCGACCGGCGCGTAGTCGTACGTACATGATCGACTCGGACACGTTCGGTAACGCACGGTGAGAAAGTCACGTAGTGTGGTCGATGAACGTATCCGCGAAGCGAGAGGCAACCGCATGGCCAAGGGCGAGACCTATCCGGGCGCGTCTCGGGACCACTGGTACCAGGACAAGTACCCCGGCGACGCGATGGACACGAACGTGGTCGTCTGGCACACCACGGAAGGGCGCACGCTGCCCGACTACGACGGCGGGGCTACGGCACCCAACTTCACCGCGGTGCCCGACTTCCGCGCCAAGAAGTTGGTCTGGCACCAGCACTTCAACGTGGACGTGTCCGCGCGCGCCCTGAAGAACAAGCCGGGCGGTGTCGAGACGAACACGATGAACGCATGTCAGGTCGAGCTTGTGGGCACCAGCGACCCCGTCACCCACGGCAAGTGGTCCGCCGCGCACCTGTACACCCCTGAGCTGCCCGATTGGGTGATCCGGGACCTGGCCGCGTTCGCCAAGTGGATGCGCAGCGAGCACGGTGTTCCGCTCACCAGCGGCGTGTCGTTCAAGCCGTACCCCGACTCATACGGCGACAACGGCGTGCGCATGAGCGGCGCCAAGTGGTCCGCGTTCAGGGGCCACTGTGGCCACCAGCACGTGCCTGAGAACGACCACGGTGACCCCGGATGGTTCCCGATGGCGAGGATCCTGGCTCTGGCCAGCAAGCCTGCGGCACCGAAGCCCCCGGCCACACCGCCGGGCAAGCCTGCAGGTAAGCCTGTGGTGTGGCTGTCGCACCTGATCGGCGCGGCGAAGCGCGACCCGTCGGGTGCACAAGGTGCGACCACCTACAAGGCCGAGGTGCTGCTAGTAGAAAAGGCTCTCGTCGCGCTTGGCTACCTGGACAAGAGGTGGGCTGACGGCAGCTTCGGCCTGAAGACCCGCGACGCGTTCGGCGTGATTCAGCACCACCTCGGCTACACCGGCGACGACGCCAACGGCATACCCGGCAAGCACTCGCTGACCTGGCTTGCACTGAAGTCGCAGACGTTCCGGGTGGGTGACTGAGCCATGGCTGACGACGGGGGTAACAACCAGGGTTTGGCGCTGGAAATATCGGGACTGCGGGGCGAAATGTCAACATCTTTCGCGAAGATCGAAGGACAGCTAGGTCTGTTGGTGGCCTCGGACGTACGGCGGGAAAGGGATCTGGCGCAGCTGGATGCCCGCGTGACGGCCCTGGAAGCTCGCAGAGTGCCATGGGCGCTCGTCGCCGGTCTGAGCGGCGCAGTGAGCGCTGTAGGGGCGGCCGTCAGCTTCCTAGCGCAGTAGGTGTGACCACAGCAGAGAGCCCCGCCGGAACGTTCCGGCGGGGCTCTCTGCTGTGGTCACACCTCGTCGAACGAGATCTGACCGACGAACTCACCCCTGACCGACTGCTCTTTCCCGTGCAGCTGCCGCGCCCGCTTCAGCGCGTCGCGGTCGCTGAGAGGCTTCGGCGCGGACCACGTGGCCAGCGGCAGCACCGGACGCCACATGCGCTTGTCGCCCTTGTAGTCGGACCCTGTGAACAGGCCAGCCGGGTTCTCTCGGCTGTGCATCGCGACCGGCGCGAACTGCTGCCGGGACCAGTCGTTATACTGCCGGTCAGCCTCGCGGCGTCGCAGTTCGTTGTACGCGGCGAAGAACTTCAGCGTGTGCTGGTGCTGTGCGTCCACCTCGTCCTTCGGGGTGCGGATCTCGATGCTGTCGCCGTACGCGCTGACTGTGGTGACGATGTCGCTGCTCATGGGTGGCCTTCCTCGCGGTCGTTTTATTCTGTGATGCCGATGGCCGCGTGAAGGGAAGAGATTTCCCGTTCGATCTTCAACGCGTCGAATTCACGGGATTCCCGTCGGGCCTTCCGCAGGTTCGCACCGAGCGTCTTGAGCCTCTTCTGCTCGCCTACCGTGGGGACCCCGTGTGTCGTCATGCCCCCAGTATGCATCATCACAGCAGACAATGCAACAGGCCCCACGGAACGAATCCCGGGGGCCTGTCGTCAGACGCAACCGCCGTATTCCTGGCTCGGTCCGTGGGACCCGATGTGCGACGGTTCACCGCAACCGACACACAGCCCGTGGACGGGACAGTACTTGTCGAAGTCGCATGCCGGAATGGCATCCCCGGGAATCCACGGGCACTCTGGCAGCTCGGGGAACTCTTCCGCGTACGACTCTCGGACTGACCCGCCGAACGGATCGCTGTTCATTTCGAGGTCAGGCATTGCGTGCCACGTTCCTTCCGTTCGGAATCAGGCTGACGACCACCTTGGCCATGGTTCCGTACCGGGTCATTTCCTCAGCGCGGGCAGCATCACGGGCGCGGCCTCGGGACCACTTGACCGCATCGTCCGTCAGGTTCTCGATGCCCCACGTCCGGCGGGTGCAACCGTTGCCGTACAGGTAGGCGATGTACTGGCCTGCGATCGTCAGGTATCCGAACTCATCGGCGAGTCCGCGCCGGGCCAGAGCGGCCTGAGTGTTCGGACGGCTGCCGATCATTGCCCGGCGCCCGTTGATCTCGATCGTCATGCCGAGTGCGTCCGCCATCGTCCGTGTGACCCTCATGGTCGGTTCCCTTCCTCGCGGTTGCTTACAAGGAAGACTCTACGGCACCACAGCCGAACATGCAACAGGCCCCACGGAACGAATCCGTGGGGCCTGCCAGCGCTGTGAAGGTCACTCGTTTCCGGGCCGCGTGTCGACGGCCAGGGCCGAGTCGAACGAGCCCACGAACCGGGCCAGCGCGCCGTAGACGATCGCCAGACCGGCGGGCACGGCCGCACCGGCCGCAGCCTTGACGGCCCCGAGGTTGTAGATGTCGAAGCCGTCGGCCAGCAGCGCGCCGAGGAAGCTGAGCGCGTAGGTGGCAACGACGAGTTCGATGAGGGATTTGATGTACTTCGACACGTGGTTCCTTCCGAAGGTGGGTGGCCGCGACCGCGGCCACCCATCAGCTTATCCGACGCTTACGCGCGGAACAGGCGCGCGCAGTTGATGCAGCGGTGGACGTACAGGGTGCTGACCCAATCCGGCACCGTGGCGTGGTCGGCCCGCCCCGAGCCGCAGTCGGCCCGCACCCGCGCAGGGTCTGGCTGCTTCACACCGAGCGCGGCACCCGCGCGGAACAGCAGCCGCTGGCTGGCGTTCGGCACCCAATGGTCCAGCTCGGCCTGAACGATCTGCAGGAACAGGCCAAGTTCGGCCCGGTAGTCCTGCTGCTCGCTGGTCACGGTGACGGCGGCGCCCGCCTTCGCCAGTTCTTTCAGCTTCGTCATCGTCGCCTCATCCTGTTCGGTGTACCCACTCTCGCTGCACAGACGGTCACCCATCACGTCCGTCATGTGGTCCAGGAACTGCGTGTCGTCTGCGGTCCAGTGGATCATGTCAGCTTCCGTCCTCGTGTGTGCTGCTGCTGCGAACCCATTCAGCGTCGCCCGGATCAACCGACCCGTCCGTGAGGACGAGGCCAACGGCGTGCGCCGTGTTGCGGGCCCCCAGCTTGGCGCGTGCAGCCTTCAGAGCGTGCCGCACGTTGTCTTCCCCGCAGCCGCGCTTCCGGGCGCTCTCAGCGGCTGTCAGACCCATCGCGGCATCCAGCAGGAACACCCGCTGGATGCCCGTCAGTGGTTTGGTCACGGCTGCGCCACCTTTACCCGCTCGATTTCCACGGGACCGCCGCGCAGGTCGATGCCGTCCTTCGACCAGCCGAAGGCGTCGATGTCGTCCCGGTCGTCCAACGCGCCCTGAATCCAATCGGACAGGTGTCGAGCCAGGTCGTCCGTGTCGCAGTAGTAGTCACCGTCGACGGTGACCGTGACCATGAGCCGGACGGTGCCGTTCACAGCCGAAACCCTTCCGCGCGCAGGCTGGCCAAGGCTTCGATCATCGCCGCTTCCATCACACTGCTGTCCCGCGTCATGTCGCAGACCGTTTCCAGGTCGAGCGGTGTGGCTGCCAGCGCGGGCGCCATCTTGCGGACGCGGGCGAACGTCCGAAGGTACAGGGCGCGATCGGCCGCGCTGTCCATCTTGTCCGCGCGGACGGCAGCCAGTTCGGCGGCCGTCGCATTGCGGCGTGAGTAGTTCGCCATCAGCTGCTGCCTTCCTTCAGCATCTTGTTGACCAGCATGGCAGCGCTGTAGTCGCCAGCGTCGATCAGCCGGTCATGCACTTCGCGCAGTGTGGCGCGGCGCACGGCGTCCGGCGAGGTGGCCGCATCGTCCAGCCGCTGCATCCGCTCGGCGATGTCGGTCAGGGCCTGACCCATTGCCATGATGTCCTGCTTCGCCGCGTCGAGACCCGGCGTCACGTCCGTGATGGCGAGTGCGTCAAGCGCGGACGCATATCCGCTGTCGTCGCGGTCGCTGCGGCGGTGCGCGTTGTAGAGGTGTGCGGCCAGCCGCGCACGGGACGGGCGGGTCTCGGTGCAGTGTGGGCACTTGAACCCGGTCACCTTCGCGTTCGGCGTCAGCTCGCGCAACGGCTGCGAGTCGAACTCGTCCGGGGTTTCGTAGGGACTCGTCATGTCAGCTTCCGTTCTGGTCGGCGGTGCGGTTGCGGCGGGCGCGGTCGGTTGCGCAGGCCCTGCAATAAGCGGTCAGGTCCGGTTCGACGCGGCCGTCCTCGTCCCAGCTGTGCCCTTCCGGGCAGGTGGTCCAGGGCTGCGCTTCCAGACCAGCCGACGCGCGGCGCCACATCCGGTGCGCGCGACGCTCGATGTCGTCCGTCACGTGGTCCGGCGTGAGGCAGTGCTGAAACCCGCAGTTCGACATGGCGAACCCGACGGGCTTGCGGCCAGTGCGACGCTCGAACGCGACGGCAGCTGCGGGCATCTCACGGCCGTTCTGCCGGATGACAGGCGCCCCGCCCGAGTTGTTGCGGCGTCCGGTCCAACGGGTGTGTCCGCTGGCCAGCTCGACGCTGAAGCGGTCCAGCTTGTCACCGGCAGTGGTGCCGTTGCGGTGCGGCTCGATGCCGAGCAGCCCGCGCACACGGGCGCTGGCGCGGCGGTCCACGTGCAGCTCAGCGGCAATGGCCTTGTCAGTCCAGTCCGCTTTCAGCAGGATGACGATCTGGTCGTGTTTCGGGTGGCGGTAGCCGCTCGTGCTCATGGTTGCCGGTCCTTCACTTGCTGGTGCTGTGCACGAAGTGGATGTGGTTGTCCAGACTGGCGCGGGTCCAGCGCTGTTCGCTGCAGCGCGGACACTGCAGCTGGCCGTACCCTCGCGAGGTCTCTTTCCGGCGGGCCTGGTTCCTCGTCAGACGTTTCTTGCTCATGAGTCAATGATGGCACAGGAAAGCCCCCGACGCAACCACGTCGGGGGCTTTCGCCGCGCAGGTCAGCGGCTGCTGGCCGAGGCGGCCCGCGCGCGCGACGTGCGGTTGTACTCGGCGCGCTTCATCGTGCGGCGTTCGTCCAACGTGGTGCCGCCCCAGACGCCCTGTTCGTTGCGGTCCAGCGCGGTGCTGAGGCACTTGGCGATGACCGGGCAGCGGGCGCACAGGCTCTTGGCGTACGCGATGGTCTGGTGGTCCTCGGGGTCCGGGAACATCGGCGCGTCGTCCTCGTACGCGCAGACCGAGTCCCGCATCCACGCGTCATCGTCGGACGGGACGAACGGCATGATCTGGGGCCCGGTGTAGCTCGCGTTCATTTCCATTTCCTCGCGGTCGGTGCGGATGATTCAAGGTCTGACCACAGCCACGGTGTATGCGTGGTGTGGCTGTGGTGACGGCCGCAGGTGTAGCAGTGGTTCGGACGCGTCCGCATTGTGCGGACCGGGTGCAGCGGCAGCAGCCACGCGCCTTCGGCCTGCAGGTGGTAGCCACGGTGACCGCCGCAGAGCACGCATATCCAGTACCCGTCGGTGCCGTCCGGATTGACCGGTCCGGCTCGGTGCCAGTGGCCCCTGATCAGAGCTGGCTCAGCCATCGGCTGCGGTGTTGGCCTGTTGGTCGAGCATGCGGACGAACTTCGCGTAAACACCCTCGGGGTACTGAGCAGACACGTTGCGCAGGATCTGAATCTCGACTGTGCTGAGCCCCGAGTTCTTCCAGGTGAGCACGTCTACCAGATCACCGTTCATATTTTCGATCATGGTGTACGCCTTCGCGGTCGACGGAAGGGGCGCGGCCGGTGCCGCGCCCCGGGTGGTTCAGCTGGCCGCGTAGGCCAGGACCAGCTGACGGGCGTCTTTGTAGCGGTTCAGCTTCGGCGCGTACGCGGCGGCCAGGGTGGCCGCGTCGGTGCGGCTGTAGCGGCGTGCGTTGCGGACGAAGCGAACCTCTTCGCCCATCTTGCGGACCATGCGGGCCGACTTGCCGGTGACGCCGCACGACTTCGTCTTGGCGCGCAGAGCGCCACCGACGGCCGATGCTGTGGAAGCGTCCAGTCCAGCCTTCAGAGCGTGGCTCTTCAGCGTGTGAAGACCCTGGCGGTGCGCCTTCGCCGCGTCACGACGGGCCTGGACGATTCGGCGGGCGTTCCGGCTGCTCTTGATCATGTCGTTCCCCTTGTTCGTCGTGGTTGCTTGTAGGTACAGCTTACGGGGTCAGGCTCGATAATGCAACACCCCCACCGAGACTGTCTCGGTGGGGGTGTTGGGTGATGGTCAGCCCCTACATATGTCGTGCTCTTCTACGCAGTCCGCGTACACCGTTCCGTCGTACTTGTCTCGTACCCCGTGCATGATGTGGATTCGGTTGGCGAAGTCGTGTCCGTTGACCGAATCGAGGCCAGCTTCTATCGCCCCGTCCATCGAGTCGAATTCCGGCGAATCCAGTTCGTACAACCGCGCCGGTACGCCCGCCGCGTTGATGTATGCGACCCGAGCTGAAAACTTACCCTCGGTAACGGCCATGTCGTTCCCCTTGTTCGTCGTGGTTGCTTACAAGGAAGACTGTACGGGACCGGACCCGAGAATGCAACCGGCGCCACGGAACGAATCCGTGGCGCCGGTCCGGCACGCTGATCAGCGACTGCGTACCACGTCGTTCACGCCATCTTCATAGAACCGGTTGAACAACTCACCGGTCAACGACGCATACACTTCAGCGTTCAGCCCTGCGCCACCGGCCAGGACTGCTTCGGCAGACACGCCGTTCTGGCCGCCGGTCAGCTTCGCCAGATACAGAGCCTCGTCACGGCTCAGGCGCACGAACACCGACTCGGGTACGCCGTCGTCGTCCAGGTTGATCTGTTTCACGTTCACGGCGGTGGCCCCTTCAGTGGTCGGTACGGACCTGGCTCAGCAGTCCTTCCCACTGAGCCTCGGACAGCTCGTCCCATGCACCCACCGGACGGCCCGTGAACGCGGCCAGCAGCGATTCAGCAGCCTCGTTCAGGCAGTAGACCTCATAGCGCCAGTGGTCGCCGGACGGGTTGTAGCGAACGATCATGCTCGGGACGCTCTGCCCGTCAGCGTCCAGCAGACCGGCCATAGCCTTATGCGTCTTGTGGTCCGGCTGGATGTACGCGCTGTGCAGCTTGTAGTCGACGACCAGCGCGACCTGTCCCGAGCGACGGCCGATCACGGCCAGATCGACATCGGTGCAGGGGTTGCGGTCGCTGAAGCGGACGCCGTTGCCGGTCGGTTCGTAGTCCCGGCGACGGACGCTCATGTCCTGGCCGGGCCAGCCGGTCACCGGCAGGGCGCCATCATGGCGCAGCCACGGGGCTGTACTGAAGTCGATGCTGCCCGACACGTGCTCGGGCAGGTGGTGGGCCCGCAGCCGGTACAGCGTGCGCGCAAAATGCAGCTCGGTGCAGAGAAGCCACTGCCGCTCGTCGACACCGAGCAGCTCGGCTGCCGGTTCGTTGTGGGCGAAGAGCTGCATAGCCCAGTTGCGCGGGTCGTACTGCACCGTGATGAACGGCAGCAGCGTACCGAGCGGGCCGCACAGGCTGCTGAACGCGGCGTAGGCCTGGCCGACGTCCGCGCCCTTGGGCAGCGCGGCGACGTCGCGGCGGATGTAGCTGATGACCGCCAGCGCTTCGCCCCGGTCGTATTCGACCATCGGCAGCGTCATGCCCGCCACAGGGAACGGGATGTCCCACGCTGCGTGAACGAGGTTCAGCCGCTGATCGCGCCAGCCGGAATCAAACTTCTTTGCCATGGTGCTGCCTTCCCTGGGGACTGGTTCTGTGTCCGATGGCGAGGGGGCCGGTGCACCGTGCACCGGCCCCCTCAGTTACCGCTGTGTGCTACTTCGCCCAAGGGTCACCGGCAGCGGCGCCCGCATCGCCGACCGGGGCGGTCGCCTCGGCGATGGTGCGACCGGCGAGGAAGTCCCTCGCCGTCTGGATCTGCTCGGGCGTCGGGTCGACGAGCCCCCAGGGGTTGCCCGGTCCGGCGGGGATGCCAGGCTTGTAGGTCTGCAGGGTGCCGAGCGTCTTCTTGCCGACCGATCCGGCACCGCGACCCTTGGCGACCGCTTCCAGA